GTCAGGCCGGAATTCGCCATGCGGAAATTTCCCTGCGTCCAACTCCCCGGCAGCGCAAGATTGCTTGACAGGCTTGCGTAGGCTGCGCGCCCCTCGAAGTTTGAGCCGTCGAGAAGACCTGTTGCGGGGTTGACTCCAAACACGCTGTAGAGGACGATGATGGCGTTGTCCTGTGAGTCGATGATCGGCTCGGGGTCTTGGCCGGGGAACAAACAGGTCGTTGTCTTGTTGGTGTCGAGCGCGCTGAGGGTACTGAGTGTTGCGTGACTCTCCTGAATGCAGTCCGACGTGTTGTAGAGGCTGAAGGAGACGGCCCCACTATAAGCCACAGCCGCCGGATTCGACATGGTGATGTTCAAGCCTGCAATCCCTGTAATAAGCGTGAGGTTCGGAACCCCCGGCGCTTGCACGGCCTGGTTGATCGTCAAGCCCGCAGCCGACGCAACCGTCATCAGGATAGAACCGGCGGTCGTAGTGCCCGTTGTATTGATGCTGGCGGGCCATGCTTCGATGAACGCATACACGTCCGGGTTCGCGTCAGTCGGGTTGTTCGTCTCGCTGTTGAACACAAACCCGACACTGGCAACTGCGGCGTAGGGGTTAGCCCCCTGCGAGATGATGGGCGCGCCGCCATTTTGGATGCTCCAATATCCGCCGTGCAGCGGTACGTCCGCAACATCGGCCCTCCACATGAACGATGAGCCGACGCCGGGGCCGTTGAAAGTTACTGCGACTTCAGAAGCAGAGGCTGTCGCTTGCAAGCTCATCGTGATCGTTGTCCCGGCTATTACCGTTACAACCGCTCCGGCGGGGATGCCTGATCCGACAATCCCTGCACCGTAATTGATGCCGGTTGCGGAGGCAACGGTGATGGTATACAGGCCGGAAGTGGTGGTGGCAGTTGTGGAATAACCAACCGCCGTCTCGTACACATGCTGGTTCCAATAGGCCATACTCAGAAATCGGCCCGTCCCGATCAAATCAACTGGAGCAGGATCGTTCGGGCCTGGGCCACTCCAATTGGAGCAAGTCTGATTGTTGGCTACTGCAAAGTAGGCTGTGCTGTAGACCGGCGCTGGGGCTTCGCTTGCGTACCACAGATAGCAGGCGGGATCGGAGAAAGTCACTGGCACCGACCCGGCAGTCGTCGCGGTGCAGTTGAGCGTCCCCGTCGTTCCAGAGTAGGTGTTGACACCGCAACCCAGCGGGAGGCCATTCCCAGGACCGCCGATGGTGCTGGCTGACCAACCGATGATTCCACTACCAAGAGCTGCGGCCGTGGTGAAAGCGTTCGATCCGAAGGTCAGCGTTGCCGTGGTCGAGATAGGTGCATTCCACTGCGTAGCCGCCATAATTCGCATCTCGCCCGAACCACTGATGACCGGGTTGGTCGGCTCGTAGATGATCGGAACAGGGGTCGCGGTTATCGTTGTGTTCTGAAGAGTCACGGACAGAGCAGGATTGCTTGGCCCGCCGGCTGGAACTGTGTAGAAAGTACGGACATCGCTGATCGATGTGATGGCCGATCCGGACGTGACGACCGTAGCAATGGGAATGTCTATGGAAACAAAGGCCGTGGTCTTGACCGCCGGCACGCAGCTCGATGCAGTATTGAGATAAATATAATTGGTCGTGCTGGCCGTCATGGTCAAGCCGGCGGCCGCATAGGTGACAATGATTCCGCTTCCACAGTTGGCCGTGCCGGCCCCGAGGTTCAGCGTAAGGCCAGAGCCCGCGGTCGGAGCGTAGCCCGGTGCGACGCCGTTCACGTACTTCACATTCACCGCGTAAATGGGGGCGGTCTGGGTCTGCGGCTGCTGAGCGAATGCCGCCGTCGCCAACATGCCCACGAGAATTGCTTTGATCCACTTCATCCGATTCCTCATTTTCCGAATTTCGGAAAGTTCAAACAATGCACTTCGCGCTGGCCGTGAGCCCCGCGTCTGAAGCCGTGAGATAGAGATTCGTGTCGTCGTACTCCGGCGATTGGAACCAGATCGCCCCTGCGCTTTTCATTTCGATCACGACCGAAGCCGGCGTTGTACCGAGCCCATGCGCGATGGTGAAATCTGGAGGTCCGGACGTTGGCCCTATGGCCACTGCCGTGATGGTGACGCCGCCTCCACCGCCCAACTGCGCCCATGCCGAGGTTGTGGGATTTTGGTTGACGTTGCCGGAGATCGTACTGACATAGACATTGCCGCCGTAGGTTACAAATTGGCCTTGCGAGTAGATCACCGCGGCGTTCCATGCGCCCTTGAAGGACTGCATTAGGGCCGTCACTGTGGAATCGATCGTCTGCATATCCGTATTCATCTGCGGACCCCAACCGTTGTATCCGGTTGGCCATTGGGTGAGCCCGAGATTTCCAGCGGTCTTCATGCCTTTACCTCAAGTCTAGCGGCGGTGTCTAGAGAATAACGTAGTTATAGACCAATGGACCCCAGGTAATGGTGCTGCTGCTCGTGTTCGAGACCACAAGACTGATTGTTCCGCCCGTGGTCGTCACCGCGTAAGTGAGGATCGGATCAATGGTTCCGGATAAGATCGAAACCACGGCCACCTGAGTCCCGGTCACAGCGATGCCCGTGTTGTCGACGGACTGGCCGGCGCTGTTGAGAGTGCCGCCCGGCAAAGTGAACTGCCCGCGCACGGGCACGGTCTGAAACACCTGGCCAATCCACGCAATCAGGTTTGCCAAGTTGCCGTCGTCCGGCACTGCGACATTGAGGAAGTTGGCGATAAACAAAGTGAGCGCCGCGGCGACCATGCTCGATTGACGCCAGCACTTATTCGCTTGGAAGGGCTGAGCGATGCCGGTCGCAAAGCCTTGCGTCTGGTAACTAGATCCGGCGAAGTTCGCTTGTGAATCGACGTTGGCGCCGCCGCCAGTAGCAATCGGTAGATATTCCGAGCTGCCTGCCATAATTTCCTCCTAAAGTTTCTCGATCCACGCGCCGGTTCCCCAGCCCGAGATTGTTGCACTTTCGATGCCCCAGCCAAACAGCGGTGCATTGGGCACGCTCGAAACAAAGTATCCCGTAACGCCTACGCCCGCCGGCCGCAAAGTGAAAAGTCCGCCAAGCAACAAGGCCAGTGTAACCGCATCCTGTGCCCCCAACCAGATAATCGTGAGCGTCATGTCCATGTTGTCTTGAATCAAAATCTTTCCCGGCCCGAAGACATCGGCCCATACCTGATAAGCGCCTGGGATGGTTCCGTCCCAATGGTTCGCTGCGATCTTGGCCAGGACCAGCGTGCGGTAAGTGTCATCCGGCAATACGATCAAACTGTCCGGATCATCACCCGGTGCGAACCATGTTCCCTCGCCCCAACCGAGTCCCGGGATGCCCCATGAGAAATAGACGCCAGCGAGCGGAACTTCAAGGTCGCGCGAAATGCCAACCCACTCGCCCACAAAGTCGAGTTGCTGACCTACCGCGGTCAGAGGGTTGAAGAGTTCGGGAAAGCTCGCGAGCAGGTTCTGATTGTCAACGTCGCCTTGCAGTTTGGCCGAGAGCCATGCGGCGAAGTTCGGTTGCCCGTAGTTTTCCGATGGTACAAGCGAAATGTAGGCGTCGAGGCTCGCCATCACAGCACCGTAAGCGAGACATTCCCGGTCGCGCAGGTTGCGGCCTGATTGAAGGCGATGGCCAGGTTGGCCGTGCCAAGGGTGATCGCCGAAAGGCCAATCGTAAAGGATGTGATCACGAAGGTATCGCCCAGCGCTGAATCTTGCAGGCTCGCCACGCCCAAGAGTTGATTGAGGTAGACGTAGCCATTCACGCCGGCGATAGGACTCGCGTTGAGGAAGGCCACGAGCGCCGCGACCGCAGCCACACCAGTAGTGCTCACGTAACCGGGCAGCGGTTGGATGGTAAGCCCAATGAATATTGGCACATCGTCGAGTTCAAAGAAACTGATGAGGACAGGCAAGCCGCCGGGATCGATCACCGTCTCGGTGGTCACGCCTGCAACGCCGGTACAGGTTCCCGTACCTTCAGACTTCTTCGCTTCGATGGTATCGGCGATGGTCTGCGCATCTCCGCCCGCAACCACAACTGCGATCGAATGGCTCGGGATGCCGCGCCCGTCCGTTGTCGCCGTCTGATTCTCGTTGACTGCAGAACGCGTTACGCCGGTGAGGTTTGCGACCGCGGAGGCTATGGATTGAATCTGAGTCTGGGCCGGGAGCGAGGTCGAAATGATCTGGCGCTGGCGAAGTTCTGCATCTTCCTCGACCGCAGTTCCGACCGTGGCGTTGGTCGTATTTGTGACCGTGTTCCATCCTAAGACCTGAGTGAAGATTGACCATGCGCCCGGCACGGCCGTTATGGCGCCGCTGGTCACTGAGGTAGCGGTGACATCAATGGTGCCAGCCAAGGGAATGATCGTACCGGCTGGGACTGTCCAGATGTTCCCGTTCGGATCTGCGACCTGGTTCTGATTTACAGGAATGACTGTTCCGGTCGTTCCGACGAGCGCAACGATGGTAGTTGAGTTGGTCGCACCCTCGCGCTGGATTCCATTGATGCCCACATTGCTATCGAGGCCGACGCCCACCGCGGTGCTTGGGCTAAATGAGTTGTAAGCGGCAATCACCGACATATTTGTGTCGTACTGAGCTTGCGCGCGGATTCCGATGTCCTGGTAATCCTGCGAGTCGGTCTCAAGGTATACGTCGTTTCCGAAGATGGCCCGGGCGGACGCGAGCAGCGAATTGAGGATGTCCGTCAGCGCCGGGCTCGTGATGCCAGCCGGGGTGATCGTGCAAGCGAGAGTGGAGAGCGGATACGTCATCTAATCTCCGAAGCCGCGGAGGTTGTATCCGCCGACGCCGAAGCCACCTGTGGGCGCAGTCGGAAGTTGCGTCGAGATTGTCACGTAGCCGTAGATGCTCAACACTGTGGCCGTCACAGAGAGCATGCGCGTAGTCGGATCGATAGAACTGGAATAGGCCGTGATCTGCGCCACGCCTTCGACGCCCGCGATGGCGTTCTGCAAAATTTGGTCGTAGATGGCCTGAGAGGATTTCCCCATGATCTGCTGTAGCCAGGGCACGCCGGCCAGAAGATCAAGGAACCACTCGCCAGCAAACAGGCGGAGGGTCGTGAGGACGGCTTGCGCGACGGCGGCGGTCGAGTTCACGAGGTAATTGGCCCCGTTAGACCCCATGCTCCAATCCCCGCTTGCTGTTAGGGCGCGATACCGCATGGACTCATCTTACCGTGAGCCTCAAGCGAAGCGAGCAAACTCGCCAAACTCTTCAACCGCTGCGATGCGATAGAGTTCGGCAGCAGCCTCGGGCGTTGAGCGTCGACCGAGGTTCCGGAGTTTGCTATTTTTACGGATTGACGCTCGATATTTTCCACTCTCTTTGTCGAAGTGAACGCCTTTGAATCCGCTCTTGTTTCGTACTGACTTGCGCCGATTTGCCATATTCTGAGAATGTGTCGCCGGCCTAAGATTGGCGCGGCGATTATCATGCGTCCGAGCTGGTTCAATATGATCTACTTCTTTGCACCCGAGTAATTCTGTATGCATAAATCGCAAACCATTTGGAGGTAACCAGCGAGCGGGGCGGAAGACTTTGGAGTTTTTGTCCCAGAAAGCCCACCAATTGAACCGCCCGATCTGTGGCGCATCTTCC